GAAATACTCTGGTTATGGTTGGTATCCACGAACTTGGCTCTGAAAATACATCCACTTATATTTTCGACCACAATGATACTACTAAATCAGATGATCTTGTATCTAATCACTATGCTATACAAAGTTGTTTAGATAAAACTGACNTACTTGTTTGTCANAATGTAGCTTATGATCTTATTTGGTTATGGGAATCAGGTTTTAAATACACTAAAGGTGTTTACGATACTATGCTTNCACAGTATGTGATGAANAAAGGTATCAATAATTCTTTAAGTTTATCTCACTTAGCTGAATACTATAAGTGTTCTTATNTAAAACAAGATGTACTTAAAAATTATTTTAGTAAAGGTTANTCAACTAAAGAAATACCTAGACAAGAACTAGAAACTTATTTAATACATGATGTACTAGCTACAAAAGAAATCTATGAAAAGCAAACTAAAAAGTTACAAAATACCACACTTTTAAAAACAGTACAATTAACAAATGAAGTATGTATTGCATTAACTAAAATATATAAAGCAGGTTTTAAAATTGATACAACTGCATTAGCTAATGTAAAACAAGAATTTACACAAGAAAAATTACAATTAGAAAAAGATCTGCAAAAATTTACTAAAGAACTAATGGGTGATACACCTATTAACTTAAGTAGCCCTGAACAATTATCATGGGTTTTATTTAGTCGCAAGCCTACAAATAAAAAACAATGGGCAGAAGATGTAAAAAATAATTGTAAAAGTATTAAAGACTTTAAGTATTTAATTAAAATACATTTTGTAAATTTATATAAAACAAAAGCTGAACAATGTTCTAGTTGTAAAGGTAAAGGTTATTATTACAAGTATAAAAAAGATGGTAGCCCATTTAAAAAATCTACTAAATGTGTAACTTGTAATGGACTAGGCTATGTATTTAAAAATACTAATCAACTTGCAGGTTTAAAATTTAATCCACTTAATTCTAAGTGGGCTAGTGCTAATGGATTTAAGACTAGTAAAGAAATGTTACAAGCTTTAGAAGTTGCAGCTTCTACTAAAGGAATGGATACTGCTGTAACTTTTTTACAAAAGCTTAAAAGATTGTCAGCTATAACAAGTTATCTTCTAACTATATAGAAGGTATTGAAAACTTTATAAAAGATGATGGCTTCTTACATGTAAAACTTAATCAACATATAACTGCTACTGGTAGATTCTCAGGTGCTAATCCTAATATGCAAAACATGCCTAGAGGTTCTACGTTTCCTATTAAAAAAGTATTTATATCTAGATTTAAAGAAGGTCAAATTATTGAAGCTGACTTTGCTCAACTAGAGTTTAGAGTTGCTGCATTTCTAAGTCAAGATCCTGTAGCTATTAAAGAAGTGACTGAAGGATTTGATGTACATGCTTATACTGCTAAAGTTATTAGTGATGCAGGTCAACCTATGGCTAGACAAGAAGCTAAAGCACATACCTTTGCTCCTTTGTATGGTGCTACAGGTTATGGTAGGACTCCTGCTGAAGCTAAATACTACACACACTTTTTAGAAAAGTATCAAGGTATTGCTAATTGGCACAAGTGTTTAGCTAAATCTGTTGTACGAGATAAAGAACTTGGATCTTTTACAGGTAGACGTTTTGCATTTCCTCATGTAGAAAGAAAACGTGATGGATCAGTAACTTACTTTACACAAATTAAAAATTATCCTGTACAATCATTAGCTACTGCTGATATTGTACCTTTACTTATAGTATTAGTTTCTAATGCATTAGATACATATGAAAGTGTTATAGTTAATAGTGTACATGATAGTATTATTTTAGATGTTAAGAAAGAAGAAGTAGATGATATAATAAAAGTAGTAAGAAGTATAGAAGGGAATCTAGTAAATCATATGAAAGCTAGATGGGTACTTGAAGATTGGAATGTACCTTTAATATTAGATATGAAAATAGGTAACAATTGGTTAAATATGACAGAAATTTAATGGGGATTTTCCCCTCATTAAGTGAAGGGAAAAATCCCCATTAAAGTTGATTAAGGAGAATATATGTCAGATAGTAATATAGTTACATTAAGCAATAACAAAGATCAGTTTAATACTTTAGCTCAAGCTATGGGTATGGGTGCTGATATGGTTGTTAGTAAAAAACAAAAAAGTAATTTAGCTAGATTAAAGATAGATCACTTTGGAGTAGATGGTGAGACAACAATTAAAGGAAAAAAGAAAACTATCAAGGCTGTAGAGCCAGGTTGTTTTAGTCTTGAACTTCCTGATGGAGATAAAATCTATCAAACCAATCCAAAGATCCGACTCTTTCAACAAAAGTTTATGTATAAAAGATATATAAATGGTAATGGTGATAATAAAGGTATGTTTATTAAAACTATTATGGCTAATGATCTTAAGTCAGATCTTATTGATAATACAGGTGGTGTTAATTGTGGTAAGCCTAGTGGTTGGATAGAAGATTATGACTCTTTACCTGACAGTCAAAAACAATTAATTAAAAGTATCAAAAGAGTTAGAGTTTTATTTGGTTTAGTTACCTTTGATGATGCTATAGATAATGAAGGACTTGATGTTGATCTACAAGAAAGTGTTCCATTTATTTATGAAGTAGATAATCGTGATGCATTTAAAACAATGGGTGTTCCTATTGGACAAATGGCAAAACAAAATAGAATACTTCCACAACATTATATTGAGTTAGGTACAGAAGAAAGATCTATTCCTACAGGTGCTAAATATTTTGTACCAAGTGTACAGTTACTACCAAATATTATAGAACTAAAAGACGAAGATCAAAATATTTTTACTGACTTTGCTAATTGGATTGAGAACTATAATTCATGGGTATCAACTTCTAATCAAGAAGCTGTTGATGTAAAAAGAAAACAACAAAACGATAAAGTAGTTGATGAGTTTGTTGATATTGATACTTCTTCTAATCAAGATAAAAACATACCATTCTAAATGATTACTAATCCTATAGAGTTAGCTATACATCAGCAACTTAATAAACTTACTACAAAAAGTGAGTTACTTTCTAAAAAAGTAGTAAAGGGTATTGTTAAAGATGTAGAAACTGCACTTATAAAACAGTTTGCTACTAAAAGGGATAAGGCATTTAGACTTCGTATGTCTAATATGGGTAAGCCGTACTGTCAACTTTGGTTTGAAAAAAATAAACCAGAGTTGGCTTTACCTCCTTCATCTAATTTTATTATCAATATGTTAATAGGTGATATTATTGAAGCTGTTTTTAAAGGACTACTTAGAGAAGCTAAAGTAAAATACAAAGATGGTGAACAAGTTACATTAGATTTAGGTGATGGTCAAACAATTGATGGCACACCAGATATATTTTTTGGTGATGAAGTTGATGATATTAAATCAGCAAGTCCGTGGTCTTATATAAATAAATTTAAAGACTTTAATTCTCTTGCAGAAAAAGATAGCTTTGGTTATATTGCTCAGTTAGTAGGTTATGCAGAAGCTACTAATACAAAACCTAATGGTTGGTGGGTTGTTAATAAAGGTAATGGTGATTTTAAACATGTAAAAGCTACAAACATAAATAGTAAACAAGTGTTAGCTAAAATTAAATTTACCTATAAAGAATTAAAAGAAAATAAATTTAGGAAATGTTTTACAGATGAAGAAGAAACATATAGAAAAAAACCATCAGGTAATAGAAGATTAAAACAAGAATGTTCTTGGTGTTCTTTTAGACATGCTTGCTGGCCTGGGTTACAAGAAAGACCTTCTTTAGTTTCACAAGCAATGGAACCTCCAATGGTTAGCTATACACAAATTAATAATGTATAAAGGTAAAAAAATAAATAGAGGCTACAGAAGTGGCTTAGAAAATAAAGTTAATGAACAATTAAAAGATATAGGTATTTCATTTACTTATGAAACATTAAAAATTGAATGGGAAGATTTAGCTTATAGAAAATATACACCTGACTTTATACTATCTAATGGAATCATTATAGAAACTAAAGGTTTATTTACTGCAAGTGATAGAAGAAAACATTTATTAATACAAAAACAACACCCTGAATTAGATATTCGATTTGTATTTAGTAACTGTAATTCTAAATTAAATAAAAGATCTAAAACAACTTATGCTAATTGGTGTAACAAATATAATTTTTTATATGCCACAAAGAAAGTACCTTTAGATTGGACTAGTGAAAAACAAAAGTTTTAAAAACAATAAATAATTTTATACAATTTAAAGGGATTAAACATGAGTGAAGAATTTGATACAGATCAAGTAAAAGAAAAGTTAGTAGACAATGATTTAGCATTAATTATTAGACCTACTTTTGAATTTAATAAATGGTCAGGTCAAGTTGATTTATGTGCAATTTTAATGCCTACTAATGAAGATATTAATGAAGAAGAACACGATATAATTAAAGATAGTTTATATGCTTTAGTTACTTGTTATAACTTATTAAATACAGATAAAGAATTTGCAAATAGAATAAATGAAGAGATGGTAAAGTTAACAGATAGTGGTGGGTTAGATACATTTATAAATGCAAAAGTTGGAGATGTAACATTGTCTACTTGGACAAAGACTGAAGGAGATGTACATTGAAACTACAAGATGAATTATATAATTGGAATAAACAAAATAAAGATTTAGTCAATCATCCACCACATTATAATAAAGGTAAATATGAAACTATTGAAATTATAGATGATGCTATAGATGAAGCACCTACAACTCAAATAGGTTACTCACAAGGTAATGTAATTAAATATATATTAAGAATGTGGCATAAAGGTAAAGCATTAGAAGATGCAAAAAAAGCTAAATGGTATTTAGAAAAAGTAATTAATTTATTAGAGAGTAATAAAAGGATTTAATAATGGATACTATAAGTTATAGTGGTATTAATATTTGTTATACAAGAGATACAGATTTATCTAAGCAAGCTAAAGAATTACTAAAAGATTATTATATGAAT